TCACTACTGATAGAGTAGTTGTGCCAATGGTGTATTTTGGAACGTACAATGTTCGATATGAAAGTAACTGGTACAAAACTAAAATAATTGTTAAGAATATTAATGAAACGCAAGAAGATGTAACGCTACAGCTGGAATGGAAAGAAATCTTTGATGGGAATCAAGATAATTCTGTTTTATTAGGCTGGAGTGATACACCAGATTTAATTATTGATGGAGGTGTAGGATAATGCCAGAAATAGCAAACGCTAGAGTACAATTTAAGCGCATGACTCGGCAACAATGGCAAACAAGTACATACATTGCCGCTGAAGGCGAAATGGTATTCGAAACAGATACAGGATTTGTCAAAATTGGTGATGGTAGAAGCCGTTATTCACAATTACGCTATTTAACTGGACCACAAGGCGAACGAGGACCAAAAGGCGATACAGGCGAACGAGGACCAGCAGGTCGTGATGGAGTTGTTACGTTTGAGAACTTGAGTCAATCGCAAAGAAACTCACTTAAAGGCGATAGAGGAGAACGTGGAGAAACTGGAGAACGAGGACCAGCAGGTCGTGATGGCACGAATGGAGCTCCAGGACCACGAGGTATCCAAGGACCGCCCGGTCCAGCAGGAGCACGAGGTGCAGATGGTGCTAGAGGAGCTGCAGGAGAACGTGGACCACAAGGTATTCAAGGACCTCCTGGTCCAATCGGAAGAACAGGAGCCACTGGACAACCAGGGCAGAATATTATTAACCAACGTACTGGACAACCGATGAAGTATTGGGTAGGCAGTAAGGCAGAGTTTGATGCTGTTCGTAGCAAAGACGCTGGCACTGTATACGACTATTATGAATAGGTGGTGTAGTTATGGCTAGAAGCGGTATTTATGTAAATGGCAAAGAAATCGTGGCTAGGTATGTTGGGGATAAGTTAGTGTGGAAAAAAATTACATGGAATCCTTTGATTACTATAGGTTCCGTACGTAGTTTAACAACTTTAGGAGATACTCAGGCTAATTTTCATTTTTATATAAC